GGGCCCGGTGATCCCCAGCACAAACCCCCATTACCGATAAAAATCGGTAATATACGGGAGTTTGGGAGTTTAAGCCTAATGCTCTTGTGGTGCAAAAATGTTCTTTACGCTTTGAGCAAACCCTTTCTCTTGTTCGTCAGCCATAGCCTCAGCTCGTTTCGCATTGCGTGTCATAACAGGAACAACCCCATCATAATGATTCGCAATACGTTTTAATGTATCGTTCATTTCTTCTTGATTCTCAGCAATCCTATTGAGTGCTTGACTAATGTTCTCGTCTACTACCATATTAACCTTCTCTTTCTATTTATGTTCCTATTATACCATAAACTTATCCACAATGCAAGAACTCATTTGAACTATTTTGGCGACTGGGAAGACGCGCCCGGGCCCTACTTCCAGGATCCACTCCTCAAAATAGAATGGCAAAAATAAAGGGAGTTTGGGAGTTTGGTTAACGGGATCGCGCGCCGGGCGCGGACCTAGCCACTGGCGGCTGTCTAAAAAAATTTGCGCATTAACGGGAGTTTGGGAGTTTAAGGAGTTTGTGCAGCTCCAGGTCCTGAAGTGGGCCTTCGTACAATGCCCCGGGCACAGAATCATAGTCCATATCTCGGAGTTCTTGGAGTTTGGAGGACTTGAAAAGCTTTACGGTCCTATGCCTGTGGTCAAGTATCAAAGTATAAACTGGTGCTCCAGCCACTACATGAACAGTATTCCATGCCAATTGTAGGGGTGAAACCAATACCTTTCCAATACCCTTTTTATTACGCCTTACAATTTTTAATTCAACTGTGAAAAATCCCGTATCTTTATGAAACACAACACAATCTGGAAATCCAGGCGTTGCGTAACTCTCAATCCTCGATACTAGATAACGTTCCTCCCCACTTGCCAACAATTTCTTTACACTCTTCCAGAAGTTTGTCTCCGGTTTTACGGTCATACTTCTTTTTGCTCTTCACTACTCTCTGTTTGTACTTCGGTGATGTCCTTAATTCCTTCGCCATCGGATTTCTCTTCGACCGAAAGGACAGTTTGATTACCTTCTTTCTTGAATTTTCCATCTAATCCTAATTCCTTTAATTGCTTGAGAACGTCCTCCCTTGACATATCATCAATGGACCCTGTTCTAATTTCCCTTCTTTCAATATACAGTCCTGCTGCCTGTCCCCGCAGCCTTTCAGCATTAACAGCTGCACTGTATGATTTTTCCCCTAGTGCTTTCTCCCGGAGTCTTGCCAATTCCTGGACATGCTTGTTCATTTGTACTCTGTGCGTATCAGCAATTTCCTCTCTTCTCTTCATTACTGCTGCTGTGACACGGGGAAATTTCTTTATATTTAATAATTCGGAAGCTGTAACGTGTGCACGGTCAACACTATATCCAGCCTGTCTAGCACACGCAGTTGGTGTCATTCTACCTTCATTTTCTGTATATATTTCAACAAAAACCCTTTGTTTCTCAGTCAATCCATCGTTTCCTTTAGGGTATTTCAGCGACATATCCCTCTTCTTGGAAGGTATTGCGGAGGTATTGCGAGTAAGCTGTTTTTTGATTCCGTCTAACTTATTGTTTATATTGACTTTTTCAGTCATTTTGACCTCTTTTTCACTGTTTTTTACTCGATTTGTCAAGACCCGCAATACCTCCGCAATACCCTGATTCTCCATATGGGATAAGGGATAGCGGGCAACGGTATTGAAGTATTGCCGATTCCCCGGTATTTAAAAAACTTTTTTTCATTTCCCGGGCACGCGCGTAATACTAATTTTTCTTCCTTTAGGAGTTATCATGATTGACCTCTTCAAATAGGGAATTAACCTAAGGTATCCGCGGTTTTTTAATGAATGCACAAAGGCATGTATACGACTTTTCGAGCGATAGTTCAAGACCTGTTTCATCTCCTCGTACGATGGCGTATAGCCATTCTGGTCTATAAAATTGGCTAAAAACCTAAGAAATTTAGCCTGTTTTGGTGTTATTCCAAACTCCTTCACCGCAATACCACCCGCAATACCATCATTTAATATCCGTATACCCTTTGGCATTAGGGTGTGGCTTCATATCATCCTGTACATGTGAACTCATTTCACCACGCCCCCATTCTTCAATAGCATCCGGAGTGAATGTTTTTCGTAAGTCTTTTTTCATTTGTTTTTCTTCATCACTAAGTGGGATCCGCACTGGAGCCTTATTATTATATTTATAACCCGTAAGAGGTGCCCATGTGAAGAGGAGATTTCTTTCCTTCCACTTTTCATTGATGAAAGCGGAAGCATCCTCATCAGTCTTGAACTCTTTTACGATTTTTTCTTTTAGGGCCATTTGGTCCCATAAGTTGAACTCGTACATTTTCATAATCTTTTCCTTTATCCAGGTACCAAATCCTATTCACCCAACTCTTTGGTATTGAACAGAACCTACCACCATCTAATTCTTTCTTGTCAGGACCTTCCCAACATATGCTCCCCATGATGATAATTTTTTCCTTATCCTCACTGACAATCCATCCAACATCGTACACTGTTGCAAGCTTGTGCTTGAGTACCTGTGCTATTGGCGTCCAGCCACCCTCACCGTCTTGTGCATCAAGCCAGTGTATTACAGCTAGGCGTGCCTTACTCGGCGTAAATGTCGGCTTCTTCGCTTGCTTCTTTGATCCCATTTTCATTCGGTTTCAATTCCCTCTCTATATTCCTGTGTCCGTCTGTGATAATCTGCATAATTTCTATAGCAGTCTGCAGTCTTACCTCGTAGTCCTGGAACACAACAATCCAAAATGATGTCTGGCCACCACTCACAGTAGTGACATCACCTCTCCTGAAGTTTTCCACAGTCTTGCGGTATCCTCGGGATAAGTGTTCAAGCATCTTGGACTTAAATAGAATATCAGATGTATGATCATCAAAACCTAATTGCCACGCCGGCTTTTCAACTAACTCTGTCTTAGGGTTAATCTTGCCGTCAGGCAGTTGGGATATTGTAACGATTGTCTTCGTCATCAGTTTACCTTATTCCTGTTGTTCCAATTCATATTCACTCGGTCATAGTGTTTTCGCACTATATCCTCATCAAATCCTGCCATTGCAGAATTCTTCTTCACTTCTGCCACTTTCTCTATAAATTCATCTATGATTCCTAGTACAATATGTATTCCTAAAGGTTGGCCATAGATCTTTATGGCAGATAGATCCCCCACTAGCGCAGGAAACTCCGTATCCTCCTTCTCAGCTACTGCTAGGATTCTATTTACTTGTTCGTTTACTTTTAATAATTCCTTTATCACGGATCCTTATTCCTTTCGCTGTTGCTTCCTTTGAAATCATGTGCATCATTTCCTGTCCCGGTCCACGATGCTTCGTCCTCCCCATACGGACCAATGCATCGTAGTACGGTATCTTTATCGCCACACTCTTGTATCTTGTTGTATCAACCATTTACTGCGCGTGGGTATGTTGGTTTAATGTAGGCCCCATTGCCTTGTTGCGCCACATTGAAGTAGGCCTTCTCATGCCTGCCCACGCCGCGGTTGAAGATAAAATTAAATACCTCCACGTATAACGCCGCCGTGCGCTTTGTCTGCTGCAGTTCGCCGGCGTATTTGTCCACCTGCCTCATGAACCGTTTGGCATCCCAAATTGGCTGGCGCATCACCATCACCATCCCCATCACGAATTTTTCATTCTTGTAGAGGGGTGTGTAGAACTTCAAGGATGTAAGAAAATCGGCCTTTGCGATGGCGTCATGCAGGTTGTCAACTATCATCAGGCCATCCCTGAATATTTTCTGCGAAGTTCTTCCCAACGGAATGTTGCATAGCAAGTCGATGTTCGCCTGAAACGTAAAACCGTATTTTCTCTTGAACCAGTCAAACGTATGGTAAGGGCCAGTTGCATCCTTCTCTGCCACCACGTTGGAATGCAGATAGTCATCATTTGTCCATTTCTTGTCAACCTGGTTGATATCCATAATTTGTTTCAGCGACATGGCAGGCACAATCATGTAGTATACAGGATAGCCGCATATCTCTGCTGCCTTAAGACGGTGCTGCCCATCATTGACTACAAAGCAGGGAAAAAGGACATTCTTTTTCGTTACCACTATAGGCATTGGAACATGTCCTTTTCGCATGGACTTAACCAGCTTCTTCACGTGTTTTGGGTCAATTGGGCGATTCCCCTTTATAAACTTAAATTGACCATAGTCTGTTGTTTTATGAATTTTATTGTCCATAATTTATTCTCACTTTCATTTCTTCCACGAAAAGAATCTTCCTTCCGCATTTATCCACACGCACACTAACGCGCGCGAGGAAACTCTTTAATGTAATTTTTTTAATCATTATCCATCACCTTCGTAAAATGCCCGAAATGATTCGGATGCTTCAGCTGCATGTAGTTGATTGCAACCATGTAGGAGACAACCATCAGCGTTATTCCAATAATGAT